TTTTTTGAACCTTTAAGAACTGCACTCATTATAATACCTCCTGTATTAATTGACTGTATTGATCGTCTGTTATTATTTTAGTTAATCTACCATGTAAGTAATATGCGTGATAAATTACTTCTTTGTTATTCTCAATCTTAGTGAAATGTTTAACTGTATCAAACAAAGGCAAGACTGAAAATTTTGTTCCGTCATTTGCAAAGGCACCATGACCTTCGCAATCTTGACATTCTTCGTAGGGGTTTTCCCATTTATCTTCTATCGGAATAATTCCTGTTCCGTCACAAGATTTGCAAGTTATAAATTCTTTCATTTTTTAAATACCTCCTTAATGAAATAAAGTGTGAGGCCGATCATAGCGATATGAACGGCCGTCGTTAAAATTAAATTAAACATTATTTTGCTTCCTGTTTTTCCCATTCAGCTTTCTGTTCATCAGTTAAATGAACATCAACATGATCTAACATTTCTAAAAGAGATTTTTCAGAAATCTCTTTTGCATATTCTTCAAACCAAACTGCCTGAAGATAAGTTGTATCATCTGATAACATGGCTTTTCTGCGAACCTTATAAGCTAGATCTTCGTTTTTGTTTTTCATATTTACCTCCCGAGAAGTCCGCCTATGCGGACTCCTTATTAAATTCAATTTGTGATACATGAAAGACCGCAACCTTTCGAGCCGAATTGAATTGATTAATAGTTTCCCCATTCACCACATAGTTATCGAATATTGGGGTATTGATTTTAGCAACCGCCTTAGAGCCTTTCTTAATAAAGCCACCAAGTTTCTTGGCTTGATTGAAAGTCATAAAACCGCCCTTCAATCCAGTCTTTGCAAGAATTTGTATGTTCATTCCTGCATATTCTTTTTTTGTATATTCATTGTAAAACATTGTATTTCCTTTCGTTGTTTCCATGATGTAAATGTACCCTTTTATACCAAAATGACAAACTTTTCTTAACAATTTCTTAATCTTTTTTAATATTGTTTTTTCTTTATTTTCAATGCTTTTTGGTGTATTTATCAAAATATATAGACACTAAGGTGCATATATCCTCCTGTGTGGCCTAGATTTGATCAATTTAGGCCACTTTTTTTTATTTATTTTTTTTAAATATTAATTTAGTTATCAACTAACAGGAGAACAAATATGTCAAGAATGCCAAAAATGAACTTGTGGATTGACGCCTTTAATTCAGATACAAGTTTTCTAACTAATGAAGAATTAGGAATTTATTTCAGATTAATTTTTTTTGCATGGTCAAGAGGTGGTTGGCTTTGTGATGATTTAGATTTTATTTACACACTAACATCAAATGCTGATGAAAAAAAAGTAGATAAGATATTAAAATTATATTGGACGAAAGACGGTAGCTGCTATGAGAAAGGGTGGTATCAAAAAAGGTTGAAAGAAGAATACGAAAGAGCAGTTGCTATAACTGAAAAAAATAGAGAGAATGCAAACAGTCGCTATGCGAACGCATTGCCACCGCATAACGAACGCATTGCCTCTATATCTAAATCTACATCTACATCTATATCTAAAAAGAATATAAATACATATTTTCAAATATTTTGGGATATGATTTGTTATAAGATTAGCAAAGGACAGGCTAGAAGAAATTTTGAAAAACTTAGTAAAGAATGGCAAGAAAAAGCAGATGAACTAGCAAGAATGTATAATAAATATTATTTTAATCTTGGTGATAAAAAATTTGCAAAACACCCAAGCACATGGTTATCATCAGAGGGTTGGGAAGATGAAACACCCACAGAAAGTGGATTTGATAAGGAAGAACATGAAAAGTATAGATTTAAACAAAATTGTGAAATGTATAAAAAGGGTATTAGACTTCAAACATGGAGCAGACAAGACATGGAAAAATTTGAGCAGGAACTTGCAAATGAATCTAATTAAACTATGTTTTATTAATGGAAGAAGAACTAAGGCAGCACTTTTTTGTTTTGCAAGAAAAGGACGGTAGTCATTCTGCCTATATAAGATTTGCGGGATTTGAAAACAAAGAACAGGCCCAATATTTAATTGATACTATTATTGCAGAATTAGGAATGATAAAAACAGAAACGCAAAAAATAACTTATCATTAATGCAAATATATCAAAAAAAATTATCGGACATCACTCCATATAATAGAAACCCAAGAAAAAAATATGACATTCTTAAAGTTGCTAAATCAATTGAGCAATTTGGTTTTCAACAACCAATAGTAGTAGATAGATCTGGAACAATAATTGTTGGTCATGGAAGATTTGAAGCATCAAAACATTTAAAATTAGAAACTGTTCCTGTTTTAATTGCGGACTTACCACCCGAAAAAGCGAAGGCATACAGAATAGCGGACAATAAAACTAATGAGTATTCCGATTGGGATTTCCCCCTTTTAAATAAAGAATTTGGTGACTTATTAGATATAAATTTTGATTTAGAATTAACTGGCTTCGATAATGAAGAATTAGAAAAAATTATAACCACTCATAAAAACAATGAAGATGTTGAATTTCCAAATATTGAAAATATAGAAAATAGAGAATGGACTGACATGACATTTACATTGCATAATGACCAAGCTGATTTTATCAAAGATGTGATTAAAAATTATAAATCATCAAATAATATTGATCACGAACAGAACACAAACTCTAATGGAAATGCAATATATTATATTTGTCTTGAAATAGACAAAGTTTTAAAACTTAATGAAAAATTAAATGAGCAAACTAGACAAGAATAAACTTCTTGTAAAACTTATAGCGAAGCCCCTCGCAGATTCTATTGTCAAGAAATTTCACTATTCTGGTAGGGTAGTTCAAAATTCAAAATTGAACTTTGGTGTTTATTATGACGGGGAATTAGAGGGTGCGATTCAATTCGGTTCACCATTAGATAAGAAAAAAGTTATTGGTTATGTAAAGAATAGTGGGTGGAACTCATTCTTTGAAATAAATAGAATGGCCTTCTCGGATAAACTGCCAAAAAATAGTGAAAGTAGATCATTGTCTATTTGTTTTAAATTAATAAAAAAACATTATCCGTTTGTAAATTGGATATTGACGTTTGCTGATGCCACATCATGCGGTGACGGCACAATCTATCGTGCCTGCGGTTTTCATTTAGTTGGGGTTAATCCAAATAAAACAATTTATGAAATGCCAAACGGGGAGCTTATAAGTAATATATCGTTAAGAATGAATGTTGAATTCCAAAAAAAATGGTTTGGAAGAACATATATTGGTGAAGAGGCCTCAAGAAAAGCAAAAGAGATTGGTGCAAAATTAAAGCATGGTTATCAAATTAGGTATATTAAGTTTTTAGATAATGCAGCAAGAATGAACTTGACATTGCCAATATTAGATTATGATGAGATTACCAAACAAAATGCAGGAATGTATAAAGGAAATGCGGTTGCTAGAGCATAGTCGAATACTTCGTATTTGAAAGGCGGTGCAACTCCGACCCAACCGCTCCAATTTCTTAGTTGATTTTTACTAAAAAAAAATAATATAAATAATAAACCCACACTCTGGGTATAAGAGGTGATATTATGAATAAAAAAAATGTTGGAAGACCACGTAAAGAAGTTAATCAAGATCAATTGTCAAAACTAGCGTCAATGTTATGTACTATGGAAGAAATGGCGTCATTTTTTGACTGCTCTGTAGATACATTAGAACGTAATTTTGCGGATACTATAAAAAAGGGAAAAGATAAGGGCAAAATGTCATTAAGAAGACTTCAATGGGATAAAGCACAAACAGGAAATACCACAATGTTGATTTGGCTTGGTAAACAAATTTTAGGCCAAAGAGATAAAATAGAAACATCTGAGAATAACGAGCCGTTGCCTTGGGCTTATGATTAATGGGTTTAACTAAACCCCAACAAACAGTTATAGATAGCAAGTCAAGATTTCGTGTATTAATTAGTGGACGTCGATTTGGTAAAACATTTTTAGCAATTAATGAACTTGCTCGATTTGCTCGCTATCCAAAGAAAAAAGTTTGGTATGTGGCACCGTCTTATCGAATGGCCAAAAATATTGTTTGGAATGATTTAATAGATCGGTTGTATAAACATAAATGGGTATCGAAAGTGAATCATGCTGACTTAACAGTGTATTTAAAAAATAATTCCACTATAAGTTTGCGAGGTGCAGATAATGAACAATCACTTAGAGGTGTAGGATTAGATTTTTTAGTATTAGATGAATTTGCAGACATTAAAGATTCCGCTTGGACAGAAGTTCTTAGGCCCACACTGTCAGATAGAAATGGTCATTGTTTATTTACAGGAACTCCAAGAGGTTATGGCAATTGGTCTTATGGTTTATTTTTAAAAGCAGAAACAGATGACGAGTGGGATAGCTTCCAATATACAACACTTGAAGGTGGTCAAGTATCGGCACAAGAAATAGAGCAAGCCAAACAAGATTTAGATGAAAGAACTTTTAAACAAGAATATCAAGCAAGTTTTGTAAATTATGCGGGAATTATTTATTACAATTTTGATCGTAATAAAAATATTATTAATTATAAACCCGCACTTAAACAAATTCATATTGGTATGGACTTTAATATTGACCCTATGTGTTGTGTCGTTTCTGAAATTCAAAATGATATTGTTTACATATTTGATGAAATTCAAATATTTTCTAGTAATACACAAGAACTTGTTGAGGAAATTAAATCAAGATATTTAGGGTATAATATATATATTTACCCAGACCCCGCATCAAAACAAAGAAAAACGTCTGCGGG